TTAGAAGTTGCCTATTTCATTCTAATATTTGTTAACTGCAACACTCGACCACACTTTAATGTAATTAGTATGGGTACTCGGTTTAGTTCTCATCCCCACCTTCATCTACAACCTTGACTCTTGTCTACTCTTATTTAAAAGAGGGCAAGGATTTTACAGTAGCGCGTGTCCTAATCACATATTATTCTTTTAATATAACTGTTACCTCGTAACCATATGATTCAATAATCTTTTCAAATGTTGAAAGCTTTATGTCATGCTTGCCATTTTCTAGTTGAGAAAGGTATGGTTTTGATATTCCTGTTAATTGTTCTACATCACCTAGAGTCATCTTTCTGTATTTTCTTATATTCTTTAAAGAATCCGCCCACCAAGCATTGTCTGTTCTTATTATGTTCATTTCTTACTCCGTAAATAATCATCAACATGATCTCTGAATTTAGATTGTGCTATTTTATCTGTCTTAAAATCTTTTCTGCTTATTATTTCGCATACTGATCTCATAACATGAGTTGCAAGTTCATAATCATCCAAAGAATCGACCTCTTCTGAAGTCATACCAACATTAGCCCACTTACTTGTGATGTTTAAACGCACCCAACTTTGATAGCTGGGATCTTTGCAGAGCATAACTGCCCTTCTCATTGCTCTTTCTCCAATGGTTACTTCCTCTGGAATAACAGGATAATCGGTTTCTTCGTCTAATCTTACTATTCCAAGCATGTATCTAGCACCGATTTCACTTACAGATAGTTCTTGACCAAGCAGTTCTGCTACGTCATCTGGCTGTATAAGGAAAGAGACTATCGTTCCTTCTCTTGTTTGCCTGTAAGCATGTTTTTTGACCTCTATGCCTTGAACAGCTTTGGCTAATGTTTCTTTATCTATTTGCATATGTTGTAATCATAAATTTCATTCTGATTTCTCCTTGATTAATCTTTGCAGATACCACTCTGCTTTTTTTAAATCTTCGACACCATTTTTATCTTTGTATCGTGTTACATACTTAATAACGTTTCCTTCAAGCCAATCCATGTTGTATGAAAGGATAAAGTCTGTTACTTGTATTTGTTTTTTATAATAAGGCGGATTTATCTTGTCAAATTGCTCCCACTCTTCTTTTCTCCAGATTTTAGTCATTATTCCACCATCTTAAATGCTTATCGTTGTAAGGCGGATAACCACCCTCTCTTAGTTTTCTATCAACCCTTTCTTCTGTTGTTTCTTTGCGAAAAAATCTTAAAAACCAGTTAATCATGGCAACCTTATACTGTAGTTATTTAGCTTTTCAACCTCTCTTTCTAGTTGTTCTATATAAATTTCTTGTTCAGCAACCTTGAGTTGTAGGGATTTTACTTTTTCCCTGTTCCTAACGTTTCTTTTCCTCAAAGCGTTTGCCATTCTTCGCCAGTATTCGCCTTCACTTCTGAACGCTCTTTTTTGCCTTCTTATAATTTTATCCCATACCTTTTTAGGATCATATTTTTCTTCCATAGCTAGTTCATCACCTTGTAATCATTAAATGGCAACACATCAATAACATAAGGAACATCCTCATAAACCCTATGCGACCAATCTTCGGCATGTTCCCTAGATTCAAAAAAACCAAATGAGGTTTGGTGTGCCAAATGGCTGTTCGGATCTCCACAAGTAACTACCACTATCCATTTAGGTTGTTCTTCACTACTCATTGGAAAGACTCCTCAAGCCTTTCCTCTGCAATGATTACTTTAATATCGTCTCGGTCATCATCGGCATGAAGGCTGTGTTCGCTTGAAATTTGGTCTATCTTCTTATCCAACAAACCCTTCTCATCTTCTGAGTCTATGTCTTGATAGATCAGTTCCATGACATAACTAACATAATCGTTACTCATTAAATCCCCCTGTCTTATTTATGTTATCTTCCCAAATCTTATCTTCTTCATCTTCTTTTAGTTCATGTCTTTGTGACGTATCCCAAAGAAATGCTTTATATAAGAGGCTGTTTAAACGCTCTAATGTCTCTGTTTTTGTAAAGTCTCTATTGATTGCATCATTGCCAAAAGCAAGTTCAAAGACCTCTTCAATAAATTCTTCGTCTGTGTATTCTTTTTTGAAAATATTTCCTATAGCCATATGCTTAACTCCAATTCATTTATGCTTATCAAATCATCATCCGGCACAAAATAAGCATGTCTATTTGTTCCTTGAGGATCAGACCAATATTTTTTGTCTTTACCTTCTGCTCCCATAACCCAACCCTTAATGTAAAAATCTGGAGCATCTGCATGTACTAATATATATGGTCTATCGTCCTTATCATCATCATGTAATATCAATCTTTTCTTTTCATGGTCAACAGTTCTTACTTGTAGTTTTCCGGCATCATCTGCTTTAAAGTTTCCAAGCGATCCAGACCACCACAATCCACCCCATTTTGCTACACAAGCCTCTCCCATAGCACCCACTATATTAATCGCCCATGCTTGAGAGTCAGTAGGCGCACCATATTTTGATTGTCTGCTGTCTCTTATGTTCTGCACCATTCTCATTAGTCCTAACTGTCCGGCAATTAACATTTCGGATGGTGTTAGTTCTACCTTTTGCCCTTTGTAAATTCTGTCCATCTTTTATCTGCCCATTCTACCGGTTCTACTCCCTGTAGCGCCCACCAATTACTTTCGTTTCCATGTTTGTGTAGTTCTTCATGGTGTTTAGGACATAAAGGAACAGCAAATTGATCTCCGGTTCGTCTAAAACCACGCGATCCTTCCATAACATGTGTCATATGATGCGCCTGTGAAGGCATAAAACATATAAGACATCCTTGTTCCCTTATGTATTTGAGGTATCTTTCACTCCTTACCTTATCCGCCCAATCGTTAGAAAGGTTTTCAGAAGGGGATTTCATCATCAAACCCTTTGACTACACTTTTTTCTTCTCTTTTCTCAGTAGGCGATTCCTTAAAGCTATTTGATTTAGAATAGCCTTCTGATTTTGGTTTGGGAGTTCCTTGATAATAAACCTTTCCGGTTTCTTTAGCCTCTTTTTTCCATGCGTTAGCCTCTAATTCTAATCCATTCAAAAGAAGAGTTACGTTTAAGTCTGGTCTTTTATCACCTTCCTCTTTGCGATTGTTTTTATAGATTCTAAGTCTATGTTCTTCTCCATTCACACGAAAAAACACAGTCACGTCTATTTCTCCATTTGAATTTTCGTTGTTAGGAAAGATCCTAACGCTATCCGGATATTGGTTATCCATTTTTTACTCCTTTTTTGTTTTAGTTAAGTTCATGTATCATTGCATTACTCCGGCAACTAGCAGAAAGGCAAACAAGAAGGCAGACAGGTAGTGAAAAGAATACATTATTAGGTGTTTAAACATCTTTCTCTTCCCCCTTGCTGTCTTGTTCTAGCCTATCCCTTATGAAACCGAATTCTTGTCGTAAGTTCTCATAGCTTTTAGGATAAAGTTTTTGAATTTCAGATATTTTTTCTGCTTTGTTAAGCCACATTTCCTCTACATTCTTTATCACCTCAACCGCTAATCCTACTTCTTCGTACTCAGATATTTTTTTAGCATCAAATATCATTTTCTCAATAAACTTTTTTGCATCTTCTTCTTTAGGGAAGATGTTATTTGCTTTAGTCGTTACTCCTTTTTTAACTTGAGGTTTTGCGCCCACGTGATCTGTGTCTGCTATTTGACCATCCTCATCTTCATCTGTTGCTAGACAAAGAATACTGCTTATTCCATACCTACGCATATACGTAAGGGCAGATCCATAGGCTTGAGCGCCCTCTCTTTGTACTTTTAATGGTAGTTCGCACTCAATCCATTGACCGCTTGTATGCAATAGCCTTGTGATCAATGTGTTTCTATTGTTTGCTACATTTGGCATTTGTATTATGGACAGTCCATGTTTGGATGTAATAGGCAATATTGTTTCTATTATTAAAGCAAGATCAGCATAGGAATAAGAGTACCCCTTGCCATCATGTGTTTTTACCATAACTTTCTTTGTCTTAGGCAATACTGGAAATTCTGCTTGAGCAGTTGCCAACGCGACACCTATTTCGTTTAACTCTTTGCTTGTTCGCATCATATTCATAATAACTTCGCCTGTATGTTCATTCACTTCCACTTTCTTCTCCTTGTTGTTTTAATTCATCTTGATATTGTGTGCAAAACCCAGATACATCACAAAATCTTTGGCATTTTGTTGGTTCGCCCTTTCTGTGTTCTATGATGTAGCCTTCTTTTGTTTTAATAATTTCTTTAGCCTCTTCTTCTGTGTCGCACACCTTAAAGGCTCTTTTTGCATCTATATCTTTCTTGACTGCAAATTTATCTGGTTTCATCCACCTTTCTTCCGGACTGCAGTTTGGTAGATTTATTGATGCGAGTTGGTGCGCCCGTATTTTTTGTCTTACAAATTCTTCTTGTTCTGCAAGAGACCACAATTCAATGTCTGTAATTGTTACTTCTGATTGTGGATATTTTGGATTTCTCATTGCCTCAAAAGATGAATGATCTCGTATTATATTAACGATTTTGAGGTCTTTTACTTCTTTGCCATTTTTACGTAGCAACCAAGCATATATATTAAGTTGTTGTGTGTCGCTTTCACGTCCATTCATTACTGCATAGGCTTTGCGTGTTTTCCAATCCATCAGCACTATGCCATCTGGATCAATTCGTTGTAGATCAACCTGACCACTAACAACCCAACCGCAAGACTCTGTGAAAAATCGTTGCTCTACTATGTAGCCATCTGCTGTGCCACTTTCTAAAATATTATGACACGCTCTACCAAACAAAGACCAAACCATGTTGCTAACATCAACAACAAGTTCTTCATCATGTTGGTATGCTAAGTATGCTTGACGTGGTGGCTTTAGTAATCCTGTGGCTGATATATCGGCTTTGCCACGACTGTAATTATCACGCATTACTGCTTGTGCAAAGACTTCTGGTAGTCCTGTAGTATTACTATATTTCATGCGCTTAACCTCGAATTTAATGATATTCTACTCTCTTTTGTGATATATTGTCAATTAAATTAGTAATTATTTATATATATAGAAAAAATGAGCAAGATTCATAGCCAACAAATTTACGGAGAATGTGTTTCAAAGGCTAATTCAAGAAGGCTCGTCCACATAAAAGGCAAAGCAAGATTTATAAAATCTGAAAAGGCACTTTTATTTGTAAAAGACGTACAAATACAAGCAAAAAAAATAAAACCACTTTTGTCGAAAGATTTAGAAGGAAAAATAAAAATTTATTATAGCAGTAGGAGACCGGATCTAGATCCATCTTTGGTTTTGGATGCTCTAGAGGGTATTTGGTATGAAAATGATAGACAGTTTAAACGTTTGATTCTAGAAAAATATCTGGATACAGACAACCCTAGAATAGAGGTTTTTATTAAGGAAATAGAGTGGGATGAAAGGGGTAGTAGTGAGCAAGAGCATCTATTTTAAGTAAAATGAATGTGATCTAGACGCATAAAAAAACACCCTCGCCCAATACCTTTCTATCAACAAATAGGAGTCTTATTAGACTCAGAAATTAAATTCATTCGAGTAAATTTGATTTCTTAAAAGAATTGTATTATAAATTATGAAACTTAACAAGTTTTCGGGTAAGACGATTCGGCTTGTTATTTTAATGGCTAGAATGGGATGTGGATAAAGCCAAAGGCGAGACCGGAAAACTGAACGCTATCCACCTTAAAGCGATTTTTTAAGTAAGTAGCAGTTGAATCATGCATAGCGCATATAGCATGATGCCATTACCGATAAGCTGATTCGGAGAGCATGGTTAGGTCAACACCTACATTTTGTAGGATGTTGTACCTATGCCTAACCTCAAAGCCTTAACGGAGTGCATAGACTTAGGAAAGCATTAAGAAGTACATATGTACTATCATAATCAACAACAAATAGGAGATATATATGGAATTAGTAAAAAAC